CGCGGGCAAAACCACTTTCTTAAACGGCGAATATGACTGGAAGCAACTCAGCGAATCAGTAAAAGACATGGACTTCCCGCAATTGAAAAAAGGAGTGTCCGAAGCTATTTATTCAGCTGTGAAAATTCCCCTTCCGATGATTAGCCCGGACAATATGTCTTTTGCTAACATGGACGCGTCTAAATTTGCATTTTATGACAACGCCGTGCTTCCTGTACTTGGCAACGTCCTTGAATTTTTATCTAAAAACTTGTTGCCTAGGTATAAAGATTCTGAAAATTTAGAATTGACTTACGATGCAGCCGCAATTGAGGCCTTAGAAGTCCGCAAAGTTGACAATGCTACTAAAGTTTATGCAAGCGGTTTAATCACTAGAAACGAAGGCAGAGCTTTAATTGGGAAGGAATCTTCTCCGGGTGGCGATGTATTTTACCAACCAGCGACTCTAATCCCGGTTGGACAGGATGGTTTTACTGCAGACAATAGAGACACACCAGCAGAAAAGGCGCATTACATCAAGTTAATGTCTGGAATGAAAACTATGGACGGCAAAAGACTTTATTCAGACGACTTGATTAAGAAGAATTTGCAAATTTATTATTCATGACTTTTTCAATAGAAAAGATTGACGAAGAAAAGATAAGAATCGAAGCGTCTGTTGTGCCAAAGATCAAAAAGATTTTTGCAAATATGGCAGAAGATGCCGAGACTATTTATCGCACAACTGGAAGAGTGCCAGAAGAGTTGGCAGAAAACTATTATCCAGAATTCTTAAAAGAAGTCAGGGATGCAATGCGAAAGACAATCAAGAAATTCGGATTTGATTTGCGCGGCAATCTTGAAGCCAAGCACGGCCTTTTTTTCGACGCTGAATTTAAGAAAAGCCTTATTGGAATTGAGTTTAAAAAGTCGATTAAGATTGTAGACGAAAACATTGATCCAAAACTTGAAAACGTAAACAACGCCTTTCTTTCTGCTTCAACTTTCTTCGTAGCTAATCAATCAGAAGCTCAGGCAACATTTATAACGGCAAGTAACTCAAACAAATTAACTTTGGTTGCACAGCAAGAAGAAATTCTATTTGCTGACAACATGAGTAAAAGGGAAAGCGAGCTAAATAATTTGCTAGGCAAAGAGCCAAGCGCTATCGGGTCACAACAAACCAGAATCAGGCAACAAATAGAGGCTTCAAGGAGACAGCTTAGAGAATCAGCAAGAAACTCTCAGTCGATCATTGCTAAAAACATTAAGATCAATCTTTTAGAGAGATCGCAACCAAGAAGCGAGCTGATTGCTTCGCAGAATGTCGGAATGGCAGAATCATGGTCGAGACAGACCGAGGCTCAGCTTGTTAATGATGCTAATTTAATTGCAAGCAGTGGAAATGTTGTAACAATTATGAAAACATGGTTTGCTCGTCTCGATAGTCGCACAAGAGCGGAGCATGTTGCAGCGGATCTTCAACAAGTGCCAGTAAATCAAACTTTTATGGTCGGTGGAGAATCTTTGCTTTACCCGCGCGACCCTAACGGCAGCTCAGCAAACGTAATCAATTGCCGATGTGTTGCGGATTATTCCAATAAATCTGAAACTGCCTCGAAGTCTTTTAAATCAACAGAAACCTACAAACCAACAGAAGAGATGGCAAGAAACGCCACTCGTGGCTTAGAATGGCGAGAAAAATACGGAAGGGGCGGCACTGCCGTTGGAGTTGCTAGAGCTAATCAACTGAAAAACAGAGAAAACCTAAGTGAAAGGACTGTTAAAAGAATGCACTCTTATTTTTCAAGACATGGCAACTACCGCTCAAGTTTTTATGAGTTTAGAGATGGAGAGCCGACCACTTGGCGCATAGCTTGGGAATTATGGGGTGGAGATGCGGGCAGAGACTGGGCGAGCAGGATTGCTGAGAAGCTAAGAGATTAATTTAAGAACAATAAAAATTGACTCTAAAACTAGTAAGCTCTTCAACGCTGCTAAACTTAGCTTCAATTGTAGTTTCTTTGTCGAAGTCAAAGTCAAATTCTCCGTTTCTAAATAAGAAAGGTTGAATCATCGCGTCAGTATTTCCCTTAGTTTCAGATCCATCTTGTTTAAGGCCAGAAACTTTCAAAGAGATTAGATCGCACTTGGAAATATTAAATTTATAATTGGAATAACGCTTGTTCAACTCATTGTAATCATTTATCCATTTTGGTTGGAATGTAATTTGCCCGGTAATATTCAAAACTACCCAAGAGCCAGAAGAAGAGTAATCAATCTTAATGATTTTAAACAGAAGTGCTTTGTCGATGTTATCAATTTCTTTAAATGACTTTTCTATTTCCTGCTGATTCTTTATCAATTGAGCAATCTGGCCAGGATCAACTTTAAGACTACCATCTTTGATTGAATTATTTTCACGATTTAAAACTGAGGCACTGATAACTACAAAGTCCTTTCCTCTTTCAATTATTTCAAAAGATTCAACTACTCCTGTCGTAAAGGATTGAGCTTCGGTCGATATTTTGCCATCTTTAAGCTGGCTCTCGGAATTTATCCAAGAGCCAGTTACCATTTCAATTGCAACGCTCTTGGCCTGTTTTAAAGCCTCTTCTGGAGTCGATCCAAAACCTTTAGCAATAACAGTTTTGCTTTCTGCATTTGCGCAAATAAGCAAAAAAATTAAGAAATATTTTTTCACTATCGCAAAAGTAAACTAACATTTTTAGACGCTTCTAAAATCTTCTTATCAAGAAGAATTGTCACCATGACGTAATCTCTTTCTGGGGAAACTTTTCTTTCAATAACGTAAGCTCCTTTGATTGATCCACGCGCCTCAGAAACTATTTTCTCAGAAACATCCGAAACGATTTCACTAGCTTTTGTTTTATTGGTCTCTTCTTTAATCAATGATTTTAAAAGAGTTGTTGTTGATTTAGTGGAGCTTATCTCGTTATTTAGAAACTCTATTAAGTTCGCCTTTGCTCGCAAAGTAGCAACAGTCATAGCTTGCTCTAAGCCATTGTTGTCGTTAATCAAAAGAGACGCTGAACCTGAAGATTGAATTGTTTTCCATTCTTTTCCTTTAAACTCAATTTCAATTTTGCCTGAAGATTCTGTAAACTTTACAACACTAGTCGAGACATCAGACTTTGTTTGTGAGCAGGCTTGCAAAAGCAGCATAATAAATAATAGTTTTTTCATTTTTTTAAAATTAATTGTTAAAATTTTTTAAATTTCCGAGATCAGAAGTGATCTCGATGCACACGTTATAATATGAAAGAATTGATTATGCAAGTTTTATTTCAATTATTTATTTGATTAATTCATTGGTGCCACCGGAGAGAATCGAACTCCCAATCTACTGGTTTGGAGCTCCCGACCGGAATCGAACCGATAACTAGAATTTACAAAAATCTTGTTATACCGTTTAACTACAAGAGCAAAAATTAGTAACTTTTATTCGCAGAATATCTTTTTCTCCTAAAATGCCTACCATTGCCTTTGTTCCTAGCTTTATAAGTAGATAATTGAGCATCGCAATTATTGCAAATGAGTCTTAAATTAGTTTTATAATTATTGTCAGAGTTACCGTCAATATGATCCACAACCAGAGGTATTGGTTTATCATTCCAAGTATCGTTAGAACATATTTTGCATCGATTTTCTTCACATTTCAACATTATACTTCTTACGGTCGTAGGAGATAATGGCTTACCGGCTACGAGTTTATCAATAGAAGTTTTTCTTATAAATTCAGAATTACAAATTCGTCCACAAAATTTTACATTTTTTTTATATTTTAATAAGGTAAAGATTTTAGTGCAATTTATGCAGACAAATTCCTCACTTTTTCTGTTATGCTTAGAGCGCAAAGTGCTTAAGCTATAAAATCTCATCCAATATCTTATTGTCGATATTGACACCCCAACAGCGCTAGCTATCCCGCTATAAGAGAGGCCGCTATTGATGAAATTTTGTAAATTTTGTTTTTGCATGTAAAAAGCTTATTATGGTAGCACACCGTGTCAAGAGTTTATTAAAATCAGTTGCAATACCATTATGCAACGGTGGCTTTTTGGTGTTTTCTAGTCTATTTCCTTGATAAAGTCTTTAACGAGTCCGTTCACTTTTACTAAGCGAACGATAGGCTTTATTTTTGGCGCTATGTAAATTTTTTCTTCTTTAACTTTAGGAGCCTTGGGTTCTTTCAGTATTTTTATATTGTACCCGCCGTCCTCGTATTCTTTCTTTAATTCTTGCAATGTTCTCAAATTAGCTACATCGATTTTATTCATTAATGCCGCAATTGTTAAATCTTTGTGGAGAGAATTCCAAACTCTTGAAGGCACGCCGTAGGTTTCCCAATCGAAGCTGATACTTTTACCGTAGGGCAAGGCGTACGCAAAGCGCATTATCTCACCGCCGTAGGGTAATTCGTTTTTATACTTTTTAACAATCCATTTGAGGAGTCGATACTCTCCGGAAAATCTTACGTTAAAAACGTCTTCTGTCATAATTGTTGAATTCTTGATTTTCAGATTTGAAGAAATTTGCGCACGTCTTAATAAATAGCAAATCTTTTTTTAAATTTAAAAACAAAGCATGTTGCCTACAAGAGAAATAAAGAGATTGCCATTCGAAATGAAGAGTTACGAAGAAGATGGCCAATTTTTCACGTTTGAAGGCTATGCCTCCACATTCGGAAACGTAGACCTTGGCGACGATGTCATTGTCTCAGGAGCTTTTACTAAAAGTTTAGTAACGAACAACGCTATCCCTATTTTGTGGCAGCATCAAATGAGCGAACCAATCGGTGTCTCTGTTGCATTAACAGAAGATTCAAAAGGTCTCTACATTAAAGCAAAACTACCTCGCGAAGATAGTCACGTACAAGGGCGCGTTATTCCACAAATGAAAGTCGGCTCAATTCGTGAAATGTCAATCGGATATTTTACGAAAGATTCAGAAATGAAGGAAGGCGTGAGATACATTAAAGAAATCGAGCTTTTTGAAGTGTCTCTAGTGACAAAAGCAATGAACCCGAAGGCTTTAGTAAGCGGATTTAAATCATTCGAATCCCTAAGCGACGTAGAAAAATCACTTAAAGAAATGGGTCTCTCAAATACAGAGGCAAAAACCCTAATTTCTAAAATCAAAGAATTTTCAAATCAGCGCGACGCTGAGGAAAAACAAGCTCTGCGCGATGCGGCAGCAAAACAAGACCTAGCAAAATCGCTAGAATCATTTTTAAAACAATTAAAAAAATAACATGTCAATTGAATTAAACCAAACTCCAGAGCAATTGCTTACTGAGTTGAGAACAACATTCGAAGCTAAAACAAGCGGCTACGAAGCTAAATTTGAAAAAATTTCAGCTGAACTTGATAAGCAAGAAAAAATCAGCCAAGCTAAAACTTTAGAACTTGCAGAAGTTAAGTCTTTAAGACTTGAACAAGAAGCAAAGTTGGCTTCTCTTGAAGCTGATTTTAAACGCGGCAATTTCCAAGGCGAAGAAAAGAAAGCTAAACTTGAAGAAGTTAAAGCATTCGAAAAATTTCTAGCCGAAGGCAAAAACGACGTTAGATTTTCTGCAGAAGCTAAATATTTGAGAACTGACAATAACGAACAAGGCGGCTATCTAGCTCCTTCGGAATATGTAAATGAAATTATCAAAAACATTACTGAAATTTCACCAGTAAGATCTGTTGCTCGCATTATCCCAACAACTAAAAAAGAAGTCCAAATTCCTAAAAGAACTGGCTTAATTTCTGGTGGCTGGGTTGGTGAAGGTGCGCTTGCTACTGCCTCTCAATCTACTTTTGGAATGGAAACTTTGCAAGCTGAAAAAATGGTGGCTTTCTGCGACGTTTCAATCGAAATGTTACGCGATTCTGCTTTTGATATTCAAGCTCAAGTGTCGCAAGACGTTGCTGAAGAATTCGCTCGCCTTGAAGGATTGGGCTTTATCAGCGGAAACCCTGGTGCTTCACAACCAGAAGGACTATTGACCAATGCGAGCATTGCTTCATATAATTCTGGAGCTGCTGCTGCTATTCTTGCTGATTCTCTTTTTGGAATACAAGGAGAAATCAAAGCTGGTTATGATCTTAACTGGATGTTCAATCGCAAAACTTTGCACCAAAACATTAGAGTTTTGAAAACTACTGGTAGCGGAGAATACTTGCTTCAAATGGGCTTAGGTTCTTTACCTAACACTGTTGCTGG